CCTTGAATGGTGGCCTTGGCTGGTTGTTCCCGTTCTATGACAAAAAGGGCAATCTGGCCTTCAAACATTTCCCGGCCTATGAAGTTCTTCCGTTTTGGGCTGACGATGATCACACCATCCTTGATTCTGCTATCCGTCTTTACCCGCAGGAAGTGTGGGATGGATATACCAAGAAAATCATTGAACGGGTTGAACTGTTCAAGACCGATGGCCTTTACCGGTATATCTATGATGGAAGCGAACTGAAGCCTGATGTGGAAGCCGGGGAACATGAAAGCTACTTCACCATTGAGGAAGAAGGCAAGGAACCCACCGAATTGAATTGGGAACGGATTCCCCTGATTCCGTTCAAGTATAACAAACAGGAAATCCCCCTGATTCGCCGTGTGAAAACCCTTCAGGACGGAATCAACACCATGATTTCCGACTTTGAAAACAATATGCAAGAGGACGCACGGAACACCATCCTGATCCTGAAGAATTACGATGGTGAAAATCTTGGTGAGTTCCGCCGCAACCTTGCCACCTTCGGAGCCGTGAAGGTTCGTGATGATGGTGATGTTACCACCCTGACGGTGGAAGTCAGTTCCGAGAACTACAAGGCCATTTTGGATGTGTTCAAGAAAGCCCTGATTGAAAATGCCCGTGGCTACGATGCCAAAGATGAGCGCCTGTCCGGGAATCCCAATCAGATGAACATTCAATCCATGTATTCTGACATTGACCTTGACGCAAACGGCATGGAAACCGAGTTCCAAGCGGCCTTTGAAGAACTGTTGTGGTTCATCAATCAGGATTTCAGCAACAGGGGCTTGGGCGATTATGAAGGCGCTGAACTTCAGATCGTGTTCAACCGTGACATTCTAATCAATGAAACGGAATCCATTGAAAACTGTTCCAAGTCCGTTGGTATTCTGTCCAATGAAACCATTGTGGAACAGCACCCGTGGGTTACGGATGTTGAAGCAGAAATGGCCCGGTTGCAGAAGGAAAAGGAAGAAGCTATGGCACAGGCACAGGAATACGCCGGGGCCTTCCAGACCGGCAACCCGAACCAAGGTGATAATGGTGGGGGCGAATAACCCCCGCCGTTTCACAATATACGCCGGGGCAGACATTGAGTGTGGCGGTGTGCTATTACTCCTACCCGCCAAAGGGTGAAATTCCCTTCCCCGGCCCATCATGGCCCGTTAGTCAAGTGGTTAAGACACCGCCCTTTCACGGCGGTAACGCCGGTTCGATCCCGGCACGGGCTACCAAGGCCACAAAGGAAGGAACCAAAATTCAGCAAGGCGCAAGCCCCTATGAAGAAACAGCGTGGCCTAATAAGCTGAAGTGGATGGAATAGGCAGACACGGCGGATTCAAAATCCGTTGCCGCAAGGCGTGTGGGTTCAAATCCCACCTTCAGCACCATTTTTCAGAAAGAAGGTTCCATCATGGATGAAAACTATGAACTGAAAACAAGGATTCGTTGTTTGGAATCGCAACTGCATGAAGCAGAAGATGTTTTGAACAAGAGAAACAAAGAATTTGAATTGAAGTGCAAAGAAAATCAGGAATTGCATGACAAAATCAGATTCCTTGAAGGCCAAATAGACGCTTATCAATATTGTTTGAATTGTAGGCGATAAATTCAGGATTGGAGGAACCGCCCATGAGGAATGCGGACTATTGGCGTGGGCGGTTTTCCATCTTGGAGGACAGCGCCCACAGAGAAGCCCAAAAGACCATTCAGGACATGGAAGAACTGTATCTGGATGCACAGCGTTCCGTTCAGAAGGAAATTGAAAGCTGGTATGCCCGTTTTGCGGTGAACAACCAAATCAGCCTGACCGATGCCCGGAAATGGCTGACCGCTGGACAGCTTGAAGAATTTCATTGGAGCGTTGAACAGTATATCAAGATTGGTGAACAGGCCGGGTTGGATGCGGCATGGCTGAAGAAGCTGGAAAATGCGTCCGCCCGGTTCCACATTTCCCGCCTTGAAGCTGTTCAGACAGGTATTCAGCAACAGCTTGAATTGCTGTACGGCAATCAGGTTGATAGTCTGGATGCCCTATTGAAGACGGTTGTGGGCAATGGCTATACCCACACGGCTTTTGAGGTTCAGAAGGGTGTGGGCCTTGGTTGGGATATTACCGGGCTGGATCAGAAGAAACTTGAAACATTGCTTTCAAAGCCTTGGACAACGGACGGGCGAACCTTCCGGGATCGCTGCTGGTTGAACAAGAATGATCTGGTGGGTTCGGTTAGCAAGAGCCTGACGCAAGGGCTTCTTCGGGGAGATTCCCCGGCCAAGATCACCACGGTCATTCAGAAGCAGTTCGGGGTTCATCGGTATAAGGCGGGGCGGTTGGTCAACACCGAAACCACCTATTTCAACGCCGTTGCCACAAAGGAATGTTACAAGGATTTGGATGTTGAAATGGTGGAAATCATTGAAACGCTGGATTCCCATACCTGTTCCATTTGTGGTGGGCTTGATGGTACGGTGATCCCCATTTCCCAATATGAACCCGGCGTGACTGTGCCGCCGTTCCATCCCAACTGTCGAGGAACTACGGCCCCGGCCATTGATCCCAAGTATGCCGGTGAAAGAGCCGCCCGGAACGCTGATGGGGATGTGTACTATGTTCCCGCCAACATGAAATATGCTGATTGGGTTCAGACCTTCGTGAACGGAGGTTCTAAGGCTGGCTTGACAGCCGCAACCGCTACGGCTATATTGGATATAGTGGAACAGGCCACCGGAGCCAAGAAAGGAACTTCGATGGCGATTCAAGATGCTGTCAAGGGATCGAACCCCAACTATTCACGGGGAAGCGCCTATGGCGTGAACTGTCAGCGTTGTGTTCAGGCGTATGAATTTCGCCGCCGTGGATATGATGTGGTTGCAAAGCCCAAGCCTTCCACCAATAACATTATTTCTTGGGGTTCTGAATGTTTCATTCAGCCGGGGGCATATCAATATTCCTATCAAGCCTACGCATTGAACCAGACGGAAGCCGCCGTGAAAAAGGCGTTGGCAAATGCCCCCGATGGTTCCCGCTTTTCCATTTATATCAAATGGAAAAGAACCTATGGCGGAAGCGCCCATGTGTTCATTGCGGAAAAAACCGGTGGTGTAGTCCATTACCTTGATCCCCAAACCGGGAATATGGACGCTTCCGATTACTTCACCAGAGGTTCCAAAGGGTGTTTTGGCTATTTCCGGTTGGATGATAAGGCGCTGACAACTGACCCCAACATTATTTCTGCTACCGTGGAGGTGAAATGATATGACCGAACAGGAAGCACGGGAAATCCTTCAGAAGTTCCGTGAAAAGGATGATGATACCGGTGAAGAATACGGCTATATCATTCAGGAATGTTGTGGAAGGGATGGAACCGGATATGTGTTCCGATGCAAAGCGGAAGGCGCTGTGTATGGGAAAGATGCAAGCCTTCCCTTGATGGCCGTATATCCTGATGGAACGGTTTTGAACACCCCAATTTAATATCTGATGATTTGACCACCCCGGCCTTTGGCCGGTGGTGGTTTTTTCATACCATCGCCGTTTTGGATTTGTGGGCGGTAAACAGAAATCTAAATAAAATCGTGGTTCCTAACCCACGGTAAAAAAGGATTTGGAGGTTATCACTATGACAAAGGAAAATCTGTTGGAATGGGGCTTGACCGAGGAACAGGCCAATAAGGTCATGGAGGGCCTGAACGGTTCCTTCGTTACCAAAAGCCGCTTCAATGAGGTCAACACCGAACTGACCAACGCAAAGAACACGATCAAAGAGCGTGACACCCAGCTTGAAACGCTGAAGAAGTCCACAGGTGACACCAAGGCGCTTCAGGATCAGATTACCCAGCTTCAGACCGACAACGCCAACCAGAAGAAGGCCCATGAAGCCGAACTGAAGGCGCTGAAGATCAGCAACGCCGTTGATATGGCATTGACCGGAGCCAAGGCCAAGAACAACACCGCTGTTAAGGCGCTGATGGCTGATTTTCTTGCCAAGGCTGAACTGGCCGATGATGGCACGGTGAAGGGCTTGGGTGACGAAATCAAGAAGCTGGTGGACGGTCAGGACACGGCTTTTCTGTTTGACACCAAGGCCCCTGATAAGAAGTTCAAGGGTGCCAAGCCCGGTGAAAAGAGTGATACACCCCCGGCCGGTGATGATCCTTCCAAAATGACCTATGATGAACTGTGTCAGTATTTGGAAGCCCACCCGGATGCAAAGTTGGACTAACCAACACCCCTACAAATCTTATTTTTAGAAAGGAAGTTTTGAACTATGCCTAACAACAAGTTTGATTCCAAGAGTTTCAATGCTGAAGCGTTCAAGTACATGGTGGCCCGTGTTCCCAACCTGAACATGAACGAAATCAAGAAATCCCGTGCATTGGCCGCAAACCCTGACATTCAGGAAGTGTTCAGCGGTCAGAACGGCACCGCCTACGCCCGTCTTGCCATGCGTGGCCTGATTGACGGTGATGCGGTGAACTATGACGGTTCTACCGACATTACCGCCACTTCCACCAAGACCTTTGAACAGGGTGTTGTGGTGGTTGGCCGTGCCAAGGCGTGGAAAGAGCGTGATTTTTCCTATGATGTGACCGGTGGCGTTGATTTCATGGCGAATATCAGCGAACAGGTTGCACAGTACAAGGATGAACTGGATGAGGCCACCATTCTTTCCATCCTGAAGGGCATTTTCGCCATGTCCACCGCCGATGCCAAGAACAAGGAATTTGTGGAGAAGCACACCACCACCGTTTCCGGTGCTATGACCGCCACCACCCTGAATACGGCGGCAAACAAGGCTTGCGGTGCGAACAAGAAGAAGTTCACTTTGGTTTTCTGCCATAGTGATGTTTCCACCGGCCTTGAAAACCTGAACCTGATCGAACGCCTGAAGTACACCGACAAGGACGGGATTCAGCGTGATTTGGAATTGGGTACTTGGAACGGTAAGCTGGTGATCGTCACTGATCAGATGCCTGTTTCTGAAGGCTATTTTGATGCCGACGCCAACACCGATGGCGCTTTAAAGATCATTGCTTCTGGCGCCCCCGCCGATGGCGAAATCCTTCTGTCCAAGGTCACGCCTTACTTCGGTTCCAAGACCCTTGCGGCCAATGATTATGTGGTTGCTGGTGTTCAGTACACCACCTACGCTATGGGCAACGGTGCCTTCTCTTATGAGGACATCGGCGTAAAGGTTCCCTATGAAATGGCCCGTGACCCCAAGACCAACGGCGGTGAGGATTTGCTGTATATGCGTCAGCGTAAGGTTTTCGCCCCCTTCGGCCTGTCCTATGAGAAGAAAACGCAGGCAAGCACCAGCCCCACGGCGGCTGAACTGGAAAACGGCGGCAACTGGACGCTGGTTCATTCCGGTGAAAGCACCGCAAGTCAGCGTTCCTACATCAACCACAAGTCCATTCCCATTGCCCGGATTCTTTCCCGTGGCTAAAGGCGGTGAACCCCGTTGCGTGATAAAGCGGTTGCAATGCTAACGGCCCTTGGCGTGGCGGGGGCCGCTGATGATCCGCTGTTGGATATTGTCTTGAACAATGTTCAATGGCGGATCAAAAACCTTTCCAACCTTTCCGAAATCCCGGAGGGGTTGGAAAGTCTGGCCGTTTCTATGGCCGTGGGCGAATACCTGAACATGAAGAAGTGTTCTGGACAGCTTGAAGGGTTTGATTTGGATGCGGCGGTGAAATCCATTCAGGAAGGTGACACCAACATTACCTTTGCCCTTGGTGAAGGTAGTTCAACCCCTGAACAGAGGTTGAACAGCCTGATTGATTATCTGATCAACGGGCGCATTGGTGAAATCTACCGTTATAGGCGGTTGGTATGGTAAATAAGGCCGTGCGAACCGCCTTGGAACGGTTGTGGAAGGATCGGTGTTCTATCTTCATCCGTGAGGAAGTCACCGATCCTGTCACCCACCTGACGGATTCTGAAGAAAAGCCGCTTCTTCAGGATCAGCTGTGCAAGCTGTCTTTTGAAACATTAACTTCAACCAATGGGGATGAAGTGGCAACCGCCCAACAGGTGGTGAAGCTGTTCCTTTCCCCGGATGTGAAGGTTCCCGCAGGTTGCAAAATCGTTGTAACCCGTCCAAATGATATGGAACGAACCTTCACCTATGCCCGTTCCGGTGAACCGGGCGTGTTTTCCAACCATCAAGAAATCATGCTTGAACCCTTCAGGGGGTGGGCCTGATGGGAAGATGGGGCCGGTGTGATTACCGGGAATTGAAGAAGCTGGATGAACGCCTTCAACAGCTTTCGGAAGTTGACATGGATCGGCTTTGCCGGGATGCCGCCAAGAAGATTGCCCAAATCCTTCTGAATAAGGTGAAGAAAAGAACCCCCGTTGGTGTGGTTCCGCCGTATGCCACGGATGAAGCCAAGGAAGAATATTGGCCCGGTTATCGTGGCGGTTCCTTGCGTGACGCTTGGACAATCCTTCCCATTGAAAAACATGGGGAGCAGTACACCGTGACCATCATCAACAATTTGGAATATGCGTCCTATGTGGAATACGGCCACCGGCAAACACCGGGGCGCTATGTTCCCGCCTTGGGAAAGAGCCTGAAGGCAAGTTGGGTGAAGGGGCGGTTCATGCTGACGATTTCCGAACAGGAAGTGAAAACCTTGGCCCCGTCCATTCTGAATGATATGTTGTATGACGCTTTGAAGGGGGTGTTCAGTTGATCAATGAAATCATCAAAGGTGTTTCCATGAAGCTGAACGCCACCTTTGGAGCCGGGTACAAAATCTATCAGAATGATGTGGAACAGGGCTTCAAGGAACCCTGTTTTTTCATTGCTGTCCTGAAGCCTGACATTTCCCCGTTGCAGAAGAACCGATTCATGAACCGGAACCCGCTGGATGTTCACTATTTCCCAACCAGCGGGAGAAACAACGCTGAATTGTTCACTATGGCCGGGGATTTGATGGAATGTTTGGAGTTCATCACCCTTCCCAATGGGGATGTGCTTCACGGAACTTCCATGAGTTATGAAGTGCAAGACGGGGTTCTTCACTTCTTCGTGAACTACAATTTGACACTTCGCAGAGAAACCGAGGAAACCGCAATGGAAACCTTGGAAACTACTGTGGAGCCAAAGAAAGGGTGATTGAATGGCTACCAGAAAGAAAGCCGCCACCGCACAGGAACCGACCATCACGGCCCCGGTGGTATTCCCCAAAGAACGGGTGTTGACCTTCAGGCGTTACGCTGACCGGCGTGATCTCCTGTCTGTCCTTTTGGAAGATGGGAAGGAATACACCTTCGATCAGATTGATGGGCTGATCAATGACTTTATGAAAGGTAAGGTGAAATAATATGGCCCTTGGCGGCGGCACCTTCTTGGTGCAGAACAAGGTTCTGCCCGGTGCATATATCAACATCATTTCTGTGGCGCAGGCAAGCGCCACCCTTTCTGACCGTGGCATTGTCACCATCCCCCTTGCTATGAATTGGGGGCCTGAAGGCAAGATTTTCACGGTGGAACAGGCTGACTTTATCAAGAACAGTCAGAAAATTTTCGGCTATGCGTACACGGCGGATGAACTGAAGCCTATGCGTGAAATCTTCCTTCACGCCAAAACCGTTCATTTCTTCCGCCTTGGCACCAGCGGCGTGAAGGCGGCTAACACCTACGCAACGGCCAAATACCCCGGCACCCGTGGTAATGATCTTCGTACCGTTATCACGGCGAATGAAAACACCACAGAACAGAAGCCGCTGTTCGATGTGGAAACCTTCTTGGGAACCGTTCAGGTTGATCTTCAGGAAGGTGTGGCCGCTATCACCGATCTGAAGGCCAATGCCTATGTGGATTGGAAGTCCAGCGGAACCCTTTCTTTGACCGCTTCCTTGCCCCTGACGGGCGGCACCAATGGCACCGTGGCCGATTCCGACTATCAGACCTATCTTGATCAGGCGGAAGCGTACACCTTCAACGCTATGGGTTGCACCGAGAGCAAGGCCACCATCACCGCCCTGTTTGCGGCCTTCACAAAGCGGATGCGTGATGATGTGGGCAAGAAGTTTCAGGTGGTTCTTTTCCGCAAGCTGGCCGATTATGAAGGCGTTGTGAGCGTCAAGAACGGCCTGACTTCTGACAAGACTTCCACCGCCCTGATCCCTTGGGTTACGGGCGTGATCGGCGGAACGGCGGTCAATAAGAGCGCCACCAACATGACCTATGATGGTGAATATGATGTTGATACCGATTTCACGCAGACCCAGCTTGAAAACGGTATCAAGGAAGGTTCCTTCATGTTCCATCGTGTGGATGAAGCGGTGTGTGTCCTGACTGACATTAACAGCTTCATTTCCATCACGGATGAAAAGTCCAGCGACTTTTCCAGCAACCAGACGATCCGAGTTTTGGATCAGATCGCCAATGATATTGCCGTTCTGTTCGGCAAGAAGTATCTTGGCAAGGTTCCCAATGATGCCGCTGGCCGGATTTCCCTTTGGAACGATATTGTGAAGCACCACACGGAACTTCAGGATATTCGGGCCATTGAGAACTTCAGCGGCGAAAATGTGACGGTTGAAAAGGGCGATACCAAGAAATCCGTGGTGGTTACTGACTATGTGACCCCCGTGAACGCTATGGAACAGCTTTATATGACCGTCTATGTTCAGTAAGGAGGTACAACCATCATGGCAGATAGAACCATCATGAACGCCAAGGATGCTGTTTCCGCTTCCTTGGCTGAATGTTTCGTGACCATTGGGGATAACCGTTACAACTTCATGCAGGCTATCAACCTTGAAGCCAACTTTGAGAAGAACAAAACGGAAGTTCCCATTTTGGGCAAGACCGGCAAGGGCAATAAGGCCACCGGCTGGAAGGGTACGGGTTCCGCCACCTTCCACTATAACACTTCCATCTTCCGTGAGCTGATGAAGCGTTATAAGGACACCGGCGAGGATGTCTATTTTGACATTCAGGTGACAAATGAAGATCCCACTTCTTCTGTGGGCCGTCAGACCGTGATCCTGAAGGATTGCAATATGGATGGCGGCTTGCTTGCCAAGTTTGATGCTGATGCGGAATACTTGGATGAAGATATGGACTTCACCTTTGAAGATTTCGAGATGCCCGAAACCTTCAGCCTTTTGGCCGGTATGCAGTAAGCAGAGCGCCCCGGCCTTACTTCGGTAGGGGCCGGGGCCTTTTTTCGTATCAAAATATAGGAGGAAAAAACAATGAGCCTGTCCGCTTTTTTGGCTGAAAACGCCGTTCCCGTTGAGAACATCAAGTTTGTTGCTTCCAAACGCTTCTTGGGTGAGGATGGCAACCCCATTCCTTGGGAGATCAAGACCATCACCGGCACCGAGGATGAAGCCCTTCGGAAGTCCTGTGCCAAGCGTGTTCCGGTTCCCGGCAAGAAGAACCAGTATCAGAAGGAAACCGACTATGATCTTTACCTTGGCAAGCTGGCCGTGGCTTGTACCGTGTTCCCCAATCTGAATGATAAGGAACTTCAGGACAGCTATAAGGTCATGGGCGCTGATGCCCTTCTGAAAACCATGCTGACCCCCGGCGAATATGCCGAATACCTGACCAAGATTCAGGAAGTGTGTGGTTTTGATACCACCATGCAGGATGAGGTTGATGAAGCAAAAAACTAATCTGTGAAGGTGATGGTGAAGCGAACATTGCTTACTATTGCCTTCACGAACTTCATTTGACACCTTCCGCCTTTTATGCTTTGCCCCGCCGTGAACGGGCCTTCATCATTGCGGCCATTGATGTTCGGGTGGAAGCTGAAAAGAAGAAGCAGAAGGAAATTGAACGAAAACAGCGCCGGGGCCGCCACCATTAAGGCCCCGGCTTCTATTCTCCAAGAAAGGTGGTGATCCCTGTGGGAAACATCCGGGCCGCTATTGCCCTTTATGATGGTGTTACCAGCCCCCTTCAGAGTATGCACAAGGCAATGGGGGTTGTGCTGAACACCTTTGAAGCCATGCAACAGGCTTCCGGTAGAGCCGTTGACACGGCGGCAATCCGGGAAGCCCGTGAAGAATGGGCGAAAGCGGGAACCGCCTTTGATACCATTGAAGAAAATATCAGGAACGCCAACAACGAACAGCAGAATTTCAACAATTCCATCCGTGGGGGTAGCAATTCCGCCAACGGGCTTCTGTCCATCATCAAGAAAGTTGCCATTGCCGCTGGTGGTATCGCCGGGATCAATAAGGTTCTGAACATTTCGGATGAATTGGCAAGCACCAAAGCCCGATTGAATTTGCTTGTGGATGATGGCGGTTCCGTTGAAGCCTTGGAACAGAAGATCATGGCTTCCGCCCAGCGTTCCCGATCCGCTTATTTTGACACCGCTTCCGCCGTTGCGAAACTTGGCCTGAACGCCGGTAACGCCTTCGGTGGCAATATGGATCAGGTCATTGCCTTCATGGAACAGGTGAACAAACAGTTTGTTATTGGCGGTGCTACGGCCCAAGAGCAGAGCAACGCCATGATCCAGCTTACACAGGCAATGGCGGCGGGTGCGCTTCGTGGTGAAGAACTGAACTCTATTCTGGACGGTGCGCCGGGTATCGCAAGAGCCATTGAAAAGTATATGGGGATTGCGGAAGGTTCCATTAAGACGGTTGCACAGGAAGGCAAGGTAACGGCTGAAGTGGTGAAGAACGCCATGTTTGCTATGGCGGACGAAACCAACGCAAAGTTCGATTCCATGCCCAAGACTTGGGCGCAGATTTGGGTTGATATGAAGAATCAGGCCCTTTCTATGTTTGCCCCGATCCTGACCAAAATCAACCAAATTGGAAACAGCACCAAGTTCCAGAAAGTGACCACCGGCCTGATCAATGGCCTTGCCGCTGTTGCGAATGTGGCTTCTTCGGCGCTGGATATTCTGATTGCCATTGCTTCTGTGTTCGTGGATAATTGGGGGATCATTCAGCCCCTTGTTTTGGGGATTGCGGCGGCAATGCTGTTGTATAACGGCTATCTGATTGCCAACAATGCAATCACCGCTATCAGCAATGCACAGAAGGGCCTTGCGGCGGTTCAGGCGTACAAAGCCGCCGTTGCAAACACTACCCTTGCCGCTACCGAGAAGGCGGAAGCAATGGCAAAGGCAAGCGCCACAGCCGCCCAATACGGCTTCAATGCCGCTTTGCTGGCCTGTCCGCTGACTTGGATTCTGTTGATCATCATTGCCGTGATTGCGGCCATTTATATGATTGTGGCGGCAATCAATAAGCTGACCGGTTCCACCATTTCCGCAACTGGAATTATCTGTGGTGTGGTAGCCGTGGCCGGTGCATTTGTGCTGAACTGTGCCATTGGCGTTTTGAACGCTATCATTCAGGCCATTTGGACAATCTTTGTGGCCCCATTCCTTGGAATCGTGGAATGGATTCTGAATGTGTGCAACGGCGGCTTCAACAGCTTTGGTGATGCCGTGGCAAACCTGATCGGTCAAATCATCGGGTGGTTCCTGAACCTTGGTAAAGTTGTAACCACCATCATTGATGCTATTTTTGGAACTGACTGGACTTCTGGCCTTGAAAGCCTTCAAAGTGCGGTTACTTCTTGGGGCAAAAATGAAAACGCAATCACCTTGGACAAAAACGCCCCCACCATCGACTATCGGGCCACCTATTCCGGGGCTTGGGATGCCGGGTATGACTTCGGCCAAGGGATTGATGATAAGATTGGCGGAATGTTTGATGCTTCCGGTTTGGATTCTATGGGGGCTTTCGATTTGAGCAACACCCTTGATGGAATCTATGGAAACACCGGTGACACCGCCGCCAACACAGCGGCCACCGCTGATGCCTTGGATATTGCTGAAGAAGATTTGGCCTATCTTCGTGACATTGCGGAGCGTGAAGCAATCAACCGGTTCACTACCGCTGAAATCAAGGTTGAACAGCACAATGAAAACCACATTTCCAAAGATGCTGATTTGGATGGGATCATGGATGCTTGGGCCAATGACTTTGCTGAAAAGCTGGAAGTTTCTGAAGAAGGGGTGCATGAGTAATGGCGTATAAACTGTATATGGCGGGAACGCTTATGCCCATCACCCCTTCCAAGGTGACGGTAAAGATCAATAACCAGAACAAAACCATGACCCTGATCAACGGGGAAGAAATCAACATTCTGAAGGCCGCTGGCCTTTCGGATGTGTCCTTTGAATTGGTTCTTCCCCAAGTGTCCTATCCCTTCAGCAACGGTGGAGCGCAAAGCGCCGCCTATTACCTGTCCTTGTTTGAACGGCTGAAGGTGAGCAAGACCCCGTTCCAATTCATTCTGAACCGGCAGAAGCCCGGTGGCGGGATGTTCCATTACACCAATTTGACCGTTGGCCTTGAAACCTATGAAATCACCGATGATGCCGGTGAAGGCTTTGATGTGAAGGTGAAGATCAACCTGAAACAGTACAGAGCCTATGGCACCAAGACCGTGACCGTGCAACCGGCCAAGACTTCCGGGGGAACCGCCACCGCAACGGTTAAGGCGGCACCCCGGCCCACCACAACGGCCCCGAAAGCCGCCACCTATACGGTGAAATCTGGTGATTGCCTTTGGAACATTGCCAAGAAGCAGTTGGGCAACGGGGCCGATTACACGAAAATCTATAATCTGAACAAGGACAAAATCAAGAACCCGAACCTGATCTATCCCGGTCAGGTTCTTACTTTGCCTTCCTGAAAGGGGTGATTCCGTTTGGCAGTTGAATTGTTCATCCAGCATAACAGCACCATTCAATTCCCCGTTGTCGAGGAAGGCGCACGGCTGACCTTGGAACGCAAGGGAACCCCCGGCAAGTTGGAGTTCACCGTTGTCAAGGGGCCGGGGCTGAACTTTGCTGAAGGTGATCCGGTGAAGCTGACTGTGAACGGAACCGCCATGTTCTATGGGTTTGTGTTCAAGAAAAAGCGTGACAAGGGCGGCACCATTGATGTTGTGGCCTATGATCAGTTGCGTTATTTGAAGAATAAGGACACCATCACGGAAGAAGGGCTGAAGGCTTCTGACCTTCTGAAGCGCATTGCAACAGATTTCCGGTTGAACCTTGGCACGGTGGAAGATACCGGTTATACCCTTGAAACCATCGTGGAAGAAAACCAAACCCTGTTTGATATGATCCAGAGCGCCCTTGATGAAACCCTGATGAATACCAAACAGCTTTATGTTCTATATGACGATGCCGGGAAGCTGACCCTGAAGAACATCAATACCATGAAGCTGAACCTTCTGATCGATGAAGAAACCGGGGAAAACTTCAGCTATGAATCCAGTATTGATGAACAGACCTATAACAAGATCAAGCTGGCCTATAACGATGAAAAAACCGGTAAGCGGGAATTGTTCATTGCACAGGACGGGGCGAAAATGAACCAATGGGGTGTTCTTCAGTATTTTGAAGAAGTTCAGACCAAAACGGGCGCTTCTGCCAAGGCGGATGCCCTGTTGAAGCTGTACGATCAGAAAACCCGCAAGCTGACCATTCAGAACGCTTTCGGTGATGTGCGGGTTCGTGCTGGAAGCGCCGTGGTGGTGGCCCTGAACCTTGGCGATATTGTCACCAACAATTACATGGTGGTGAACAAAGTCACCCATACCTTCAGGGGTGATGAACACATGATGGAACTTGACCTGATCGGGGGTGAATTTATTGCCTAATCCTGTTGAAGTGGTAAAACGGGCGGCGGTGGAAGCTGTGGAAGCCGGGAAACCGGTGAACATCCTGTTTGGAACTGTCCTTTCCGCTTCACCCTTGAAAATTCAGGTGGATCAGAAATCCATCTACACTTCTAAAATGCTGATCCTGACCCGGAATGTGACTGATTTTGAAGTTGATATGACGGTAAACCACACCACCGAGGACAAGGGCGGCGGTTCTGGTGCGGCGGCGTATGAAGCCCACAAACACGCCTATGTTGGCAAGAAAACCTTCAAGGTTCACAACGCTTTGAAGGCCGGTGAAAAGGTGCTTCTGATCCGGGTTCAGCAAGGAAAGAAATTCGTGGTCATTGACCGAGTAAAGGGGGCTTGATGATGATTCCGCAAGTGCAGGATGATATTAAACAGGATTTCACCATTGAAACCCTTCCAAGCCGTACTTTCAGGATGAACCACGATAACCTGACCATCATCGGCACCATTGATGAAATCCAAGCCGTGGAACAGGCGGTTTTCCTGATCCTGAACACGGAACGCTATGAATGGTTGATCCATTCTTGGGATTATGGGGTTGAACTTCATAATCTGATCGGAAAAGATGTGGAATATTGTATTCCCGAAATTGAACGCCGGGTTCGTGAAGCCTTGCTTCAGGATGATAGGATCACGGCGGTTCAGAACTTTGAATTTACGGTGAACAAAAAGAAAGTGCTGACTACCTTCACGGTGGTCAGCATTTTTGGTGAAATCAATGCAGAATTGGGGGTTGAAATCTGATGTATGAAGCACAGACCTATGAAGCAATCCTTTCCCGGATGCTTCAGAAGGCGCTTTCCATCAATGGCAATTTGGACACCCGTGAAGGTTCGTTGGTTTGGTGCGGTGACGCCCCCGCCGCCGTGGAATTGCAGAACCTTTATATTGCCCTTGATACGGTGCTGAATGAAACCTTTGCGGACACCGCAACCCGCCCTTATCTCATTTTGAGGGCGGCAGAAAGGGGCCTGAAACCGCAACCGGCAAGCCCCGCCGTGTTGCAGTTGAGCATTACACCAACCACCTTGCACCTTCCCATGAACACCCGCTTTTCCATCGGAGAACTGAACTATTATGTTTCGGCTGACCGTGGAAGTGGTAAGTATGAAATCACCTGTGAAACCGCTGGTGAAGCCGGTAATGACTACACCGGAACGGTGATTCCCATTGAGTATGTGGACGGGCTTGAAACCTGTTCCATTTCCGCCGTGGTGATCCCCGGTGAGGATGAAGAAGATACCGAGGTTTTCAGACAGCGTTACATGGATAGCCTGAACGCCCAAGCCTTCGGCGGCAACCGTGCGGATTATCTGGAAAAGGTGAACGCCATTCCCGGCGTGGGCGGTGTGAAGGTATATCGGGTTTGGAACAGCGATTTGAACCCGGCCAAGCTGATCCCGCCCACGGGAACCGACACTTGGATCAGCGGCCTTTCCGGTGTGTCCGAGGAAATCAAGGCGTGGTTGGATGCCGTGTATGCGGCGGGAGCCAATAGCAAGCTGACCGTGGGCGGAACCGTGAAGCTGGTGATCATCAACAGTTCTTTCAAGAAGCCTTCGGAAACCCTTGTGGGTCAAGTGCAGACCGCAGTTGATCCCCTTCAGAACGCCGGTGAAGGTGTGGGCATTGCCCCCATCGGCCATGTGGTGAGGGTGGAAGGCGTGGGTGAAGATACCATCAACCTTTCCTTCGATTTGTACTATCAGCGGGAATGGAGTTGGGATGATGTTTCCGCCTATGTCACAGAAGCAATCAACGGTTACTTCTTGGAACTGGCCCAAAGTTGGGCAGACCAGAATGAAGCCCTTGTGGTTCGTATCAGTCAGGTGGAAAGCCGCCTGTTGGGGATCACCGGTATTCTGGATATTGCCAACACCAAGATCAACGGTGAAGCGGCGAACTGTACCCTGACCCTTGATCACATCCCGGTTTTGGGAACCATTGAGCCGGGAACCATCGTGATCAACGGATAAGGGGGCCGGGAGCATGGAACGCAAACTGATTGATTATCTTCCCTATGTCATTCGTGATTATGCGGAGTTTCAGGGGATCATGGGGAGCGAACAGCCGGAAATTGAAAAGGCGTGGAACACCACGGATGATCTTCTTGATAACCAGTTCATTCCCACCGCTGGAAACATGGGCCTTTCCCGGTGGGAAAAGATTTTGGGGATCACCCCCAAAGGCACGGACAGTCTTGAAGATCGCCGGTTCCGTATTCTGACCCGGATCAATGAAGAACTTCCGTACACCTTGCCCCAGCTTCGGAACATCCTTGAAACGCTGTGCGGGAAGGGAAACTATTCCGCTGATGTGGAAGAAGGCACCTATCAGCTTCTTGTGAAAATCGGGTTGGCCGCAAAGAACAACTTCAATGATGTTGAATCTTTGCTGAACCGGGTTGTTCCCCAAAACATGGTTGTGACCTTGCTTCAGCTTTATAACACCCATGCGGAACTTGGGCGGTTTACCCATGCCCAGCTTGCCGCCTATACCCATAATCAGTTGAGAAACGAGGTTTTGAAGAATGGCGAATAAAACAACCAACTACAAGCTGACTAAACCCCTTGAATCTGAATTTTATGATGTAGGGGTTCAGAATGAAAACATGGATAAGATTGATACCCAAATGAAGGCCAATGCGGATGCCGTTGAAGCCCTTCAGAAAGGTCAATCCGGGAAGGCTGATCTGGTGGATGGTAAGGTTCCCGCCGAACAGCTTCCCGACATGAACTATGATCCCAAAGGTACGGCCCAAAACACGGTGAGCGAACACAACCTTGATCAGACCGCCCACCCGTATCTGTTGAACCAGATCGGAACCTGTGTGGAAGCCGCACAGAACGCACAGGATGCCGCAAATGCGGCCTTGGATGCTGTGTCCGGTATCGTCTATACCATCAATGTTCTTCCTTCGCAGAATGGCACCCTGACCTATAACGGACAGGCCCAAAGTCCTTCTTGGAACGCTTATAACCCCGATGCGCTGACCTTGGGCGGCGTGACTACCGGCACCAATGCGGGAACCTACACGGCCACTTTCACACCCAAGGGGCGGTATAAGTGGGCAGACGGTACGCAGACCGCCAAGGAAGTGACTTGGACGATCAACGCCGCCACCATGACGATTCCCACGCAGAGCAACAGCCTTACTTATACCGGTTCGGCCCAAAGCCCCACTTGGAACAACTATGACAGCGGGAAAATGACGCTTGGCGGAACTACCAGCGGCACGAACGCCGGTTCCTACAATGCCACCTTCACGCCGAAAACGAACTACAAGTGGGCCGATGGAAGCACCGGAGCCAAAACGGTTGCTTGGAGCATTGCCAAGGCCGCTGGTAGTTTGTCTTTGAATAAGACTTCCATCAAACTGACCGCCGCAAAGACCACGGACACCATCACCGTGACAAGGGCGGGGGATGGTAAGATTACGGCCACTTCCAGCGCCCCCACGGTGGCTTCTGTGAGCGTTTCCGGTGGGGTGGTAACTGTTACCGCCAAGGGCAAAGGAAGCGCCACAATCACCGTCAGCGTGGCCGCTGGCACCAACCACACGGCCCCGGCCAATAAGACCTGTTCCGTTGAAGTGACTTTGCCCACCAAGGTTCTGAATGATAACAGTTGGGCAACCATCCGGGAAGTCAGTTCCGCAGGTTTGGGGGCCAACTATTGGGCCGTTGGCGATGTGAAAGAAATCAAGATCAATGGCAAGGTGGGCAACACCACTTTTTCCAATTTGGCGGTCAATGCTTTCATTTTGGGGTTCAATCACAATTCGGCCCGTGAAGGCGGGAATAAGATCCATTTTCAGATCGGAAAAATTGGGAGTGCCGCCGTTGCCTTGTGTGACAGCAAATACAACACTAATATTTCCGGCACCGGTTATTTCAGTTGGAACACCAGCAACACGAACAGCGGGGGTTGGAACGCTTGCTATAAGCGGAAAACCCTTTATGGCAATGATGGAACCCCCACAAGCCCCTTGGCAAACAGTTTGATGGCGGCGCTTCCGTCTGACCTTCGTGCTGTGATGCAACCCGTGACCAAGTACACCGATAACACGGGCAATGCAAGCAACAGTTCCGGTAATGTTACAACTACTACCGATTACCTGTTTGATCTTTCCGAGTTTGAAGTCTTTGGTACGAGAAGCTACGCCAACCAGTATGAACAGAACTATCAGGCCCAGTATGATTATTACAAAGCTGGTAACACCAAGATTGCAAATAATCATACCGCCGTCACCACGGCGGTTTGGTGGGGCCTTCGTTCCCCTTCTTACAATGGCAGCAGCAATTTCGTTATTGTCTGGACGGATGGCTACGACAACGGTAACATTGCCAATTATTCTGGTGGGTTGCGGCCCGGCTTTGCCGCCTAATCCCCCGCAGGATGATCCCGCCCCCATCCCGCCGCCTTTCGGCGGCGGTTCCGGGAGGGAACCCCAAATAAAAATAATAATGGCGGCGTAAGCCGCCCGACGATTTTTTGAAAATGGGGGTTTTCCGGCAAAGTGCTATCATTTGACTGCCTTTTGAGTGCATACACCGGACAAAATCAGCCATACAATATCCATAAGCCTGTTTGAAGGGGGTATTGTATGGCAACAAACAAGCGTGTTTTCACCTTGCGCCTATCTGATGAAGTCTTTGACAAGATTGGGGCGCTTGCAACCCGTGAACACCGATCCATTACCAATTACATTGAATTTGTTCTTCTGAAACACTTGGAAGAAGTGGAAAAGGCGGAAGGAACGATCAATGTCGATAATTCACCCAAAGGGGTATAACTGAAAATGTCTGTCCTGAAGCAAAAGAGAACCACAAGCAAGGCCGAGTTCATCAACACGGCCAATCAGATTTATGTTGAAACCCTGAACTTCCTGACCCGTCTTTCAGCCCGGTATTCCCGGTTGATTGCGGAGCCGGTGGCAAAGCTGGCCGGTGAGATCATCGACCATGCGGAGAAGGCCAACAGTATCTTTCCTTCGGACAACCAGCGCATTGAAATGAGGAAGGCCCATCTTCTTGAAGCACGGGCTTCCCTGATGGCGCTGGATGTTCGCTTGACCCATGTTTACCTGATTCTGAACCAGAACCCGGAAGGGGCCTTTACCACTTCCAAGGGGAACCCGGTGAAGTCACAGGATGCAATGGAAAAGCTGGATAAGATGGCCCAAAACTTGGGTGAACTGATCGACAAAGAAAACGAACTTCTGAAAGGGGCAATCAAAAATGTAACAGCTAAACAGAAATGATTTCTTATTAGGTGCGTGACTGTTAATGTGTCCTCTGGCGGTTTGGTGGGGCCTTCGTTCCCCTAATTACAATAACAACAACAATTTCGTTATTGTCTGGACGGATGGCAACAACAACAATAACAATGCCAATAATTCTGGTGGGTTGCGGCCCGGATTTTGCAGATATACACGGTCAAATGTAGTAACAGAAGGCAAACGGCTTTTCAGGTGAAAGACGACCGATGTAAAAGGAGTTGCGCTTCCTTGGGTGTAAATCCCTAAAACTGCCCTTTGATGCCCTTACACGGACGCTTCTTGCATGGTGGGCGATTGTGCCTTAACCCATTTCATGTGTAAGAGCAAAGCATTTTAGACGGCACCCTACAACACATTTGTACAAGGGGCGAATACTTTTATTATGACAAGCCAAGAACGGCATGAAGCAAGGTTCCAGCGCCGCAAAGCAAAGCGGTTGGAACGAAAACAGGCCCGGTGTGATAGCCTTGGGCCAACGAATAAAATATTTTCCTATCGGAAGATGTTCTTCTACGGGAAAAAGTGCTGTAACGGGGTACGGTGGAAGCAAAGTGTTCAAAACTTTGAAGGCCACCTGTTTTCTGGTACGGCAACACGGCGGCGAACGGTGTTGGAACAGACTTGGAAGCCCAAATCCTGTTCCCATTTCACCCTTCGGGAACGGGGAAAAATCCGCCCGATAGATGCCCCGCACATTACGGATCGACAAATCCACAAAACCCTGTGTAATGAAGTCCTGATCCCGTTGTATTCACCTTCCATGATCTATGACAACGGGGCAAGCCAAAAGGGAAAGGGCCTTCATTGGCAGTTCAAACGGATCAAACAACAGCTTGGATGGCATTACCGGCGATATGGCCGGGAAGGTGCTGTGTTGCTGTTGGATTTGAAAGGGTTCTTTCCAAATGCTTCCCATGCCCTGTTATATCAGCGGCACCGGGAATTGATTTTGAATCCTGAACTTCAAAACTTGGCTGATACTGTGATTCAATATTCCCCATGCCCGACACCGGGCCGGGGTATGCCTTTGGGCGTGGAGCCTTCCCAACAGGAAATGGTGGCGTTACCAAGCAAAATTGACCAATGGATCAAGTGTCAGGCCCGTGTTCATTGTGCCGGTCATTACATGGATGATTACTACGCTTTCTTTCCCACGGTGGATGAAGCAAAGCTGATGGGCCATGAAATTGTAAGGCGTTTTGAAGCCGCTGGAATCCGAGTGAACAAGCGCAAGTGTAAGGTGATCCCGCTTACAAAGCCGTTCCGGTTCTGCAAAGCCCGGTTCACACTTACCGAAACCGGCAAGATCAAGGCGAATGGAAGCCGGGATGGAGTGAAACGGGCAAGGCGAAAACTAAAGCTGTTTCACAGAGAGTTCAAAGAGGGAAAACGATCCTTCTTTGACATAGAACAATACATGGAGTGCCAAAGCGCCTATTACCGGAACTTCAACGATCATGGCCGGTTGCTACGGTTGCGGCGGCTTTACCATGCAATCTTTTTCGGAGGTGGACAATGTTTAGAATCATCAAAGCCGGGGCCGGTATCGGCCTGACCGAGAACCTGAACTACATCAAAAAAGCCGAAAATGGTTGCTACATCCTTTGCCCGGAGCATGATGCTTCGGGCATTGTTTTTGAGGGTGTGGCTTACCATTTGTTGGGCCGTGCCGCTATGGATGAACTGGAAACGGTGAGTTTGGAACAGACGGACGCAGGAAGCGAGATCACCAAGGCCACGGAAGCCGGTGGAATCGTCTTTGTGACCTTGGCGGAAGCCGGGAGCATTGACGCTGAAACGGCGGCGGAACACGCTGATTTGTTCGCTGAATGGGCTTTCCCTGTTGGCTACACGGTGGGGCAGATTCGCCGGTATAACGGAACCCTTTACAAGTGCGTTCAGGCCCATACTTCCCAAGCGGATTGGACACCGGACACGGCTTCCAGCCTGTGGAGCAAAACGAGTGATCCCGCTGAAGAATGGCCCGAATGGAGCCAACCGGTGGGAGCGCATGACGCTTATTCCAAGGGGGCAAAGGTGAGCCATAAGGAAAAGCATTGGATTTCCACGGTGGATTCCAATGTGTGGGAACCCGGTGTGTACGGGTGGGAGGAAAGCACGGATGGAGTATAAAACCTATGTTTGCCGTAAACGGGCAAGGTTCAAGGCGATTTGCGGACAAGTGAACATTCCGTATGGAACCACCCTGAATGGTCAGGGTGGTTTTTTGATCCTGAATGATCTTCCGGTGTGTTCGGCCACCAGCCAAAACGCCTATGACTTCTTCACACAGAATGATGATGGCATGGGGCAGGAACGGGGCGAACTGTTGAACCGGATCACCGCAACGCTGATGAAGCAGACCCCCGGACACAACGCCCGGTGGGGAAAAATTTGGGATGATCCCCGTTGCCAAAAGTACAAGCGCCCGGAACAGGAAGATCATTGGATTTGGAATCATGACTTCTACAACGGCCCTGTTGAGGATTTGCGCTATATTGCCGCCCTGATCGGGGCCTGATAGGAGGTAAACATGACGCTTGAATTGTCTATTGTAATTTCTGTTCTTTCGGTTTCCTTTGCCTTGTATTCCGGTATTTCTAACCTGAAGCGCAACGATAAGAAAGACACCGCTGAGGAAACCGCCCAGCTTACCACCGTGATTGTGAAGCTGGAAAACATCGGGGATGGAGTGTCCGAAATCAAATCTGACATGAAGAATGTCAAGGGTGAAGTTCAAGAGTTGCGGGAACGCCTTGTGGCCGTGGAGCAGTCCGCCAAATCCGCCCACCACCGCCTTGATGGGCTTACGGGTGGTGTTGATGCGTGAGCCGCCGAACATCCCGAAAGCAAAAGATTGAGTTTTCCAAACTGATCCTGTATGTGGTGGGGGCCGTAACCGTTGGGGTTACGGCCTTCACCCTTATCATGGTTTGGAAAACTGAAAACCTTGAACCGCTGGCCTATTTAATCCCCGCCATATTTGCTGAATTGGCAACCGCAACCGGGTTTTACTATTCCAAAGCCAAAGCCGAAAACCGGATCAAACTTCGGAAATTGTACGGCCCGGAAATCTATAACGATGCAAAGGAGATTTGAAAAATGCTGAACGCTGTTTTGAACAACCTGATCAATATTGGGTGGGCCATGCTGATCTTTCTGTGTGCGTACCTGTCCAATGTTGCTTTTTCCCTTTACTACAACATCAAGGTTTTGCTTCAGCCCTTCGACAGACAAAAAATGATCAATTCCGGGCTGAAGGTTGCCACCTTCGTTGTGGGCCTGACCTTGCTTTGTGTAGCAATCACCACCCTTCCGATTTATGCGGATCAGCTTGGGTGGGCAATCCCGGAAGAATACACAGAAATTTTTGCTGATTTGGTTATTGTGGGCGCTGTGCTGATGGTGTCTTGTAAGTATATCGCAGAAGCCTTCACCAAGTTCAGGGCCATTCTTCAGGTGAAAGGAGATACAGAAAATGAGTAATTCCCCCCTTGCAACCTATACCCGGATCACGAAAAACAAAACCAGCCCCCGGAACCATGCCATTGACACCATCACGATTCATTGTATCGTTGGGCAATGGACAGCAAAACAGGGGTGTGATTATTTCGCCACCACAGACCGGCAATGTTCCGCCAACTATGTTGTTGGTAAGGATGGTTCCATTGGCCTTTCCGTGGATGAAAAGGATCGTTCTTGGTGTTCCAGCAACGGCACCAATGACAACCGGGCAATCACCATTGAAGTTGCTTCCGACACCACCCACCCTTACGCCGTCACCGCCAAGGCTTATGCGGCCCTGTTGGATTTGGTAACGGATATTTGCAAGCGCAACGGGATCAAGAAGTTGGTGTGGAGTACGAACAAGAATGACCGTGTGAATCATCGGAACGGATGCAACATGACCGTTCATCGTGACTTCGCCAACAAAGCCTGTCCGGGGGAATATCTTTATTCCAGACACGGGGAGATTGCCGCAGAAGTCAACAGAAGGCTTCAGGGTGCTTCCAATGGTGGTGGGGTAGTAGTTACACCCCCAGCCGCAGAAAAGCCCACAGGCGGCACCACAGGGGCCACCGCGCCCCCTTACCTTGTGCGGGTAAAGATCACCAACTTGAATATCCATAAAGGCCCCGGCACAAACTACGGTGCAACCGGCTACATCCAGCCCGGTATTTATACCATCGTAGCCGAAAGCACCGGTAAAGGTGCGACCAAATGGGGTAAATTGAAGAGTGGTGCCGGGTGGATTTCCCTTGACTACACCA